TTAATTCCATCGTTTTTTTGGTATAGTCCGATCCTTTAGAGTAACCTTCCATTAACTGATCCAAGCTGACTTTCTGTTTATTACCGTTTACTGTAACTTCATAAAGTTCTTGTTCGTTTTCCGTAGTGGTTTCTTCGTTATCAACTAAATCTTCTTCAGAAATATCATCTACTGTCAACTCATTGTCTGCTTCCAGGTTGACTTGTTCAGTTTCTTTTACTTCTGGTTTTGGCTGTTCTTCGCTTCTTGCAGTATTGATAAGATTGGCGAATGCCTGTTGTGTTTCCTGTATCGTTGTGGTTGGTTTAGATACAGATTCCGCTTGGGGATTATCTGCCATAAAAACTCCTATTGTTTTTTGTTTAGTTTGCCTGTTTCCATCACAGACTTGATGTTCACTAAAAGTAGATCAAACATTTTACCCATGAGATAAATTTTTTCTCTACCTTCGGAATCTCGTGCAGGTGAATTTAAAAACTCACCGTATAATTCTTGTTTTATTTGTTTAATTGCATCCTGAAATACAGGATTTTCTAAAATATTTTTTGCTAATTCAGTTCGTTGTTTTTCTTGTTCAGGTGTCATCTTCCTCCGTAAAAACCACCAAGAGTTTTACTGAATTTTGTTTGACCTTGATTTGCAACATTTCTTGCAATATTTTTAGCAACGGCAGATTGATATGCTGTATCATCTCTGCGTCTTACACCATCGTCAGTAATAACTAATGAACTTCCTCTTACATCAACTGGCTCTGTTCCTTTTTGACCAGTATTAACTTGTTGTGTTGGAGTGCTGTAAACTTGTTTACCTTGATCATCAACTATATTTACACCTTGTGTTGCGTTACCAATACTGCCTAACATATCACCGACAGTACCTTTTGTTAATCCATCGTCAAGCATTACACTTCTTACTTGGTTTAGATAATTTTGAGGATTATACATTGTAAAGAGATCTCCATTTCTAAAACCAAATGCTAATGGATTAAAATTTTGACCATAAAAATTTGGATTACTTGTCTGTGCTAAAACTGTGTTAACAGCCGTATTAAATTTATTTCTTCTTCTTGCATTACCACCTGTAAAAGCATCAAAAATACCTCCTAATGTTGGAGTAAATGTTTGATCTTCAAATTCAAAAATTGGATTACCAAATTCATCAACACCTGCTTCGTATTTATCTAAAAATCTTGTAGCACCAAACATATTGTCTTGACTTCTTGCCATATCATCGAATATTTTTTCGCTTTCAGTTCTTGTATCTATATTTTCATTATCATTGCCACCTGTAACTTCATTTGGCATATCACCACCAAATTGATCTATTGGCTGACATACACCATCAATTAATTGATAACCAGGTGGACAAGGATCAATATCAGGAGTTGTTTGAACAGGCGGATTTAGTGGGTAAAAATCTTGACCTGGATCTCTTAAATCAAAAATTGGGTTTCTGCTTGGCGGTGTTTCATAAGGTTTATTAATATAACTATTAATAATATCTTGTGCCGTAGCAGATTGCATAAAAGGACTAAAAGTAACCATTAATTTAATCCTTGTTGCACAATTTTACTTGCGAGTTTTTCTTTTTCCATATCTAAATTATCCGTATCTTTAACAACTTGTGTTGCTAGTTTTTGTTCTTCTAAATCAAGCTTCTTTGCTTTTATTGTTGAATCAATTTGTAATTTTTTATTTGCTAATTCTAATTCAGCAGCAGCTTTCTGTTGTCGTAATTGTATTTCCTGCTCTGCCAATCCCAACGCAGGATCTTTTTTCGATTGTCTTGGTTGAGGTGGCACATTAGCAGGATTATTGAAGAATGGTGAAGCATCTTTATAACCTGAGTTTTGTAAATATTGTTCAAGAGTATTGTATATATTTTGCGGACTCACCATGTTCAAACCGCCTTGCATTAATAATTTTTCTTGCACCGCTAAAACTCGTTGCAATACATCTAATCGCTGATCCTGATTACCAGTTCCAAGTCCAACTTGCACCGTAACATCATAACGATTAAACCATTCACGAGGATTCATCGGAACAAACTCATTGTTTATTCTAATTAATCTTTCTTGATCTTGATATTCGCAAATAATAGCAAACATAGTTTTAAAAATATCTTTTACACCTTCAGCAAAGTTTCTTGCAATAAGCTCGATACGTTGTGTTTGAGCCATCATCATTTGATTTGTTGATGTAGCCGTTGTATGTGATTTGTTTATAGTGTCGGCATTTAATCCCATTTGCTGTTTTGCTACACCAGTTCTTGATTCTTTAATTTCATCAATCTTTTTAAGCATCGCCAAACCTTCATTTAAGAAGTTTGGTGTTTGCATTGGTGTTACAGCATTTGGTGATTTAACTCTTACTACTCCACCTGCTCGTGAAGTTAATAAATCATCTAAATTTGCTTGACCATCCACGACAAGAGTTCTTGCGTGGTTTTGAAAATACATATTATCGAGTGTATTTCGTAAAATTGTTGATGATACTGCCTGGATGTCAGCAATAAGATCGTAAAAACTTAATCCAAAGAAACGATACGGCATAGGAATAGCTCGTACCATTGTTATTGGCATAAAAGGTATTTCTTCGTTCTCTAGCAGCTTGTAATTGTTATATCCGTTGCCACCAACAGTAACTTTTCTCAGTTCAGCAATGCCATCGCCATCCATATCAACTTTTAAATAGCATTCCGTAACATTAACTACCGCTTGTGAAGGATCTAATGTGCTAACATTTAAGTCTGTTGACGCATCATCGTAACTTCTTCGTGTAACAGCTTCCGTATTGAACACTTCTTCGTCAGATACAGGTAAATCATTAACGATTTCTGCATCATAACCCATATTTATGAGTTCAGATCTCGTTTTATACACTCTGTGAGCTATAAAATTGCAATCTTTCATAGAAGTTGCTCTTTTTGACACCAAAATATCTTCTGGTGGCACACTTTCTATCTTAACTCTGCCTAAATCTGTCTTTCTCTGTAACTCAACATCATAAGTTACAGGGAAAAGAGCATCGTCATTTGATTTCTCATCGACTTTTGTTATCTCAACCTCTGTATCAAGGAGTAGGGAATTATATTCTATTTCTGTGAGGTCTTGATACTGCTCTTTTCTCTGTTCTTTGCTTGGATTCCAGTAAATTTTACAAAAACCATTCTTTTGAAGTAATGCCGTTTTAAATAAATCGTATAAAACATTAAAACCATCGTTATCTTTATAAAAAATATGATTACAATAGTTAGAAATGCTCTCTGCATACCTCGTATCTTCTGGTTGTGTTGCTTCAAATCTTACCATGCGATCACTTTGGGTAAACATACGCATTAAACTTGGTAAGACGGACTCTACTGTTTCCAGTAACTCTTGTGTAACAACAGCACTTCTGCCTTCAACCTCGTTGCCGTATGGCTCTCCGAGATAATATTTTAGCGATTGCTGTCGTTGTTCCGATAAATCGGAAGTGTAATACCCTAAAGAGTTTTGCACCTCTTGTGATATTACTTGTAATAATTCTGAATCTGTTTTTTTTGCCATTACATAATTCCTAAACTTGGATATTTAATTTCTGTACTCCAATTTGATGATGTATTTAATCCAACCGCCAGGTATCTGAATGCATCCGCACTATGCGAAGTCCAATCATGTACTGGTCTATTCTTAACTTCTCCTCTTTCAGTTGTACTCCACCGATATTGACGAAGTGCATCTAATCCTAGTTTTGTTTTTTCGTGATCAAACCAACATCTTGATAAAAGCATTCTAACTGCATTGATGCCATCTTCTATTGGCAGCTTCGGAACAATACTCGTTACCAGACCTAAACTCTGTGCTGTTTCAATCCTGGAGTTTCCAGTTCCTATTTCTCTCACACTTGCATCGTGAGGAAAGTAATGTGTGTCATACACATAACCTTTATCCTGGAGCATCCCTGCGTAGTATTCTAAACCTTCACCGCTATCTTCTTCGTAGTCAATCAAATGTATTGCAGATCCTACTTGCTGCACAAACCAAATAGACGTTTTATCTGCCATTCCTAAATCCCAAAAAGTATTTACTTTATGCTTGGAGTCATAGGGAACTTTGGTAACTCTGTTTTGTTCGTCAGCCAGATTTAAGCTTTTGCCGTAGATTGAGCCGATACCTGCACTATCAAACGAGCATTCAAACTCTGCTTCATAGATTTCTGGTGGCATCAACTTCTTGGCTTCTGCCAGTTCTTCTTCGTTTACAATTCCTGTTTCACTTGCCTTAAAAGATTTTGCGTACCATTGTTCATGGTGTTGTCCGTAATCAAACAACTCCCAAAAGCTATTTCTTCCAGCAGGTGTTCCAATACTAATCATCCAACCTTCACGATCTACTAATGCAGGTCGTACAATCTCTGTCCATAGATTGCTTGGCATCTGACTTGTTTCATCGAGAACGCAGCCATCCATATACAAGCCACGCAAGGTATTTGGTCGTTCACAGCCGAGCAGTTGAATACGACCACCATTCGGTAAATCGCATCGCAGCTCGGTTTCATGGTATTGCACATCTGGGAGGACATCTGTGTAATATTTTAAATAATCCCAACAGTTTCTTTTTGAAATCGAATATGTTGGTGAAATGTAGTAGTATCGTGGATTAGGTAATTCGTTTTGCAAACACTTCTTAATCATTTCATTGATGCAAAGAACTGTTTTACCAAATCTACGATGACAAACTAATACATTAAATCTCTTTAATGACTCGTGAATTTCCTTTTGTAGTTGTCTTGGCTTGTAAGGTATTGTTATTTTCTTCACTATTTCTGCTTGAGAAAATCATTCATGCGAGAAACATCTTTGCCTTTAACAACTCCTTTACCTGAATTATCAGAAAAGTTTGATTTGTTATTTAATGCCTGGACTAAATCCGTGAAGGAAATTACCTTCGGCTTATTTTTATTTGGTTTTTTTTTGTTCATAAAATTCGTAAGCAAAATTGTTTTGTGTTGAAATGGGTTGTAATATAAATATTTATTTACACATGGGGGTTGTCAAAAATTTTAACCCATTTTTTAATTAATATTACACAACATTCACACAACATCTTAAATTATTGGCAGTATTCTGCTAAAAAAAACGGTTGTTGTAACCGTTATTACAAAAACTCTTAGAAGATCCGTATCAAAAAATATGTTTCTTATGTATTAACGCAATAATTCCGTTGAATTCTCAGCAATAATACTATTATCCTTCTTCTTCTTGTCGTTCTTCTTCAACTTCCTAACAATAATATATTGATCCTTATCGTTACCAATTTGAAACCCATCATTAAAACAATCAACAACTCTTAACAATTCAATTTCATTGTCTTTGATCGTCTGAGCTTGTGCCTGGTCAATATGATTTAATTTTAAATTATTTATCATTTACTTATATTATGTATTGACTAATATTATATATAGATTAATGTTAGTCAAAACATAATAACAAGGAGATATATTATGAATGACGTATATACTGAAGATCTTACAAAGTTTGGTTATAGAGAACTAGACATTGCAGGAGATCTTTTAAAAGCAATTAAAAAAGGTTTACCGTCTGACTTTGATCGTGAAGGTATCAAAGTTGGTTTTAATACTCATAGCGGTAATGTCTTTTTAACCAATGCAGATTATCAAGTAGCAATGGTTGACGATGAAGGCAATCTATATTCTTTTTATTCTTCACCTTATGAAGGTAAAGAAGGATCTTATGAAGATCTAAAAGAAGAATACAACGATATGCATCCAGAAGATCAAGAATGGTTTGACGATCTTACTAAACTTTTAGGCAAGGAGTAACAATGTCAAAAAAATCTAGTTTAGAATTATTCTTGCGTAAATATCCTAATCAGTGGCACTCTTACGCAACAGACTATAAAACTAAAAACCAAGTTAAAAAATTATTAAATAAAAATCTAAAAGGTAAATTACCTTTTTTAATTATAACAAATACAAATCAAATGTATTTAGAAATCAAGGAGTAATAATGAACAATCAAACAATTGATATTACTAAATATAATCTAAAAGATCCTAAAACTTTATATAATCTTGTTTATATTCTTGATGGACAAAACAAGGTTAAACAATCAAAAATCAATGATTTAACAAGTAATATTGATTTTCTTGTGAATAACAAACACAAAGACATTAAAAAATATCTCAATGATAATGGTTATATTGTGATAAAAAACCCTAGTATTAAGGATTAATTATGAACTTAGATAATATAGTTATTAATTATAGGATAAATACTGAAAATAAAAGCGATGGAGTCCGTCAAAATATGATGGATTTCATCGCAGAATTTCACAGTTATTTATCTTTAGATCAAATTAATATTTTAAAATTATTAACTTATAATGAAAGTTTTAATTTTAATTTGAATAATAAACAAAATATAACAGTAACTAGAATAGATAAGGAGTAAACATGAAAGACTTAAAAGATCCAATTACTTTAAATGAATATAATTCAAGTTTATTCCGTGTTTCTTGGAATGATGATGAATTAATACAAATTCATTCCGAGAAAACATTAAAAGACGAATATCAAAAAACAAATTTATTTGATGATAATTTATCTTGGGTTGGTTATCCTAATAACATTTTTAATGCTAATGGTTATCAAAGATCTTTTAAAACTTTGAACGATGTCATTTATTTTTTAAATGATGATGATTCAAAGTTTTTACCAATTCACTTTGTTTCTGATAATTGTCGAATAGAAAGAATCAAATGAAACATAATGAACTAAAAAAAATAATGAGTTCGCTTGATATTAGTCAAGCGGACTTATGCCGTATTTGTTTTGATCAAGCCACAGCTTCAGATCGTGTTATAGTTTCTACTTGGTTAAGCGGTAGAAAGCCAATACCTCGTTGGGTTAAACAAGTTTTAAAATATTATAAAGATAGCCAGAAATAAATCTGGCTATTTATTATTTATTTTTTAATATTTCATATAATTTTTTTATAATTCTATCTTGTTCTTCTTTGTTTAGCTTATCAAAGCCAGGAGAAGTTGATAAAATTTCTTTTATTTCTTCGTAAATTTCTTTTTTCATACAATAAAAGACGGTTAAATTCTTAAATTGTTTTAAAAAAATTAATGTATTGTTGGTTTAGTTGTAATACTTCTTTCTGATTCAAACTGTTTTACAAATTCTTTTATTTCTCCTGCACTCTCAAAGCTTGTAAAATGTGCTATTAATTCAGGTTTATTTGTTATTTGATTGGTAATTAAATAAAAAGTTACAAAAGCATCATTATTTAATAATTCTTCTTCAAACATTTTATTTACTCCATTCTATTGAAAATTTTTCACCTTTATTATTTGTTAATGATAATTGTTGTTTGTCTGTGCCAAAAGTTTTTGGACTTAATTTTGATGCTAAAAACTGTTTATGCCTTACTAAAATGTCTAATGCTTTAATGCTGTTGAGGTTAGCTGTTTTATTATTAGCATCAACAATCATATTTTTACATTGATCTTCTACAGCATCTAAAGTGTAATGAATACCGTCTGATTTTGCTTGTTCATATTGTTCTCTTAATTCTGGCTTTTCATTCATCCACTTACGAAAAGTATTCCAAGATAAATTTTCTTTTGCTATTGCTTTTCTAATGCTTTCACCAGTTGCAAGAGCTTCAAGAATTCGTTTTATTGCATTCCTTGATTGGTTAAACTTAGGCGGTCTGCCTTGTGCTTTAATAACTTTATTCATAATAATTTGGAAAAAAAAGAAACTTCTTCGAGTCTAGTAATAAAATAGAGTAAAATTGTCAAAACTGTCAATAAAAAAATAATTTTTTTTTATTCGTACGTTGGAGCAATCAAACGATATATTTTTTCTTTCTCTTGCAGCTTAAAGTTTTGTTTTATTCTTGCAATAATCGTCATTAATAATTCGCTATATTTATTTTTTACTTTTCTACGATCTAATGCTGTTAATCTTCCAATCTTACTCCAAGATAATCGTTTACCCCTTAACCATATTATTTTGCGATCTTCATCATTATTTATTAATTGAATTAATTTTAATGCTAATTCCCAACGAGATATACTGCGTGGCGATAAACTAATTTTTGGCTCACTATCGCCATAATTTAACCAATCAATCCTGTTCATATCCATCCAAAACGTCAATTTTTGCTTACGAGTAGCACTAGGCATTCGTTGATCCGTCAAAAAAGCATCATAATATAATTGATCTAAATCGTGTTCCGTTATCCGCATAAGTGTTTTGCATAGGAAAGAGCATCTTGTTTTGTATCTTTATTGGCAACTTGCTCTAACCATTCATTGTAACGATGAGGAGATAATCTTGTAACCATCATACGAATATATTTATTTTCCATGTTTTGATGATAACCTAATCCATTGTTTACAACTTGCTTGTAATGAGGATTAGAATTCTTTGCGAACTTCTTAATTGTTTTATTAATATCTATATAAGTAATAGGTTTAGTAGGAGGTGCAGGTTTGTTCATAGTAAATGGCTTTGAAGTGTAAGAATTTGCATGGGTTACGAATTCTTTTTCCGTTAATTTAAAGTGATTTTTCCCCTTAATTGACAGTTTATACACAAGCTTATGACTATGTAATTTGGCTGTGGAGAGTTGTACTTGACGTAGCGATAAACCTGTTATCTTAACTAAACGTCTGTTTGTTGGATACGTTTCTCTTGTTTTATTATTATGATGTTCAAGAATAGCAGCTGCAACCTGGACATCAGATTTACTAAGATTTTTTGTATTAATTATTTTTAAGAGGAGTTTCCACTTTTCGACAAGCATTCTCTCTCCGCAGCTATAAAGCAATCTTTGTAATACGATTTCCAATAATTATTTGTTTCTTCAACAATCTTTGCATAGTGCATCGCTTTATTTTCCAAATACTGCTTTGCTAGTTCTTTATTATTTTTATTTAATCGTTGTGATTGTTTCAAAATATTCTCCTTGATCTGCAACAACACATTGAAAACGAGCAATGATGCAACCCTTCGGAATATAAATTTCCGTACCTTTTTCTTTTATTTCTGGGTTAAAATCTTTGCTGCAATAAAGAATATAATCGTTTTTATCGTTTGGGTTTTCCTCCATCCAACCAACATTTAAGTTGATAGACGAACCTCCATCCCATTCTTCTTTCCAAATGCCATCACCTTCTGTTGGATCTTTCCACAAGACATAATAGCAGTTTTTAGCCAATTCTTTTGTCTGTTGCAGATACTCCATGCGTATATATTTACACTATCTGTATAAAATATTCGAGTATGTGTTTTCTTGTTTAATTTATATACAATATATGTGTATTGTGTATAACGGTGTTATGAATATAAATGCCAATGTGAGTTTATTAAAGGATATGTTCGACCAAAAAAAGGTTGAAGGTAAGACTAGAAACAAAGCTGCCGAATTTTTAGGCATTGATCCAAACTCTGTTAGCAGACATATAAGTTCAGATGATCTTAGCATTCAGACACTTTTTAAATATGCTGAATATTTAGAATGCGATTTAACAGAATTAGTTAATGAACCGGTAACAAGACAAATTAACGGCTATATAAAAAATAATGAAGTTATTATGTATTCTGCTGATGAAGAAAGACCAACATTAACAATTAAATCAGCACTAAGAAGTTGGTGGAGAGATAAAAAAACTATTTTAATAATAAATAAAAATGATGTTAATGGTTTATATTACAATGATATTTCTTTATTTTCTGCTTGGAAATCACCACACAGTATTAAACAAATAGATAGAGGTTTGTGGCAGACAGAAAGTGGTTATCAGAATGGTTTAATTCAAAATTTTAGTGAGGATATAGGTCGTTTTCTTACAACTCCATTTATGCCTTCAACAAGTGCCTGGTCATCATCAAAAGTTTTACGTTTTGCAAAGTGGTATGCTGATTTTGGAGCAGAAACCTTCACAGATTAGTTTATTCACAACTTGTCCAAATATTTTTCAACCACTAACATACAACATACATATAATTATTCAAAAACTGTATAATTAATTCTTTAAATTCTTTTTAATTTTATTTATTTCTACTCTTTGTGAGTAGTAGTACAGATAAGATAGATTTACCAAATAAAACTATTCCTCCATATTTTATAAATAGAGGTTTGGATCACTTTTCTCCTACACAAGCTACTACTCCACTAGATGTATGGATTTACAAATACCTTTACTGCAACCAGGATAAGCGAAGAAAAATGAAGGGAAGTGCCAAGATGCGTTGTGGTGTTCTTGCAGGAGATAGTGTTACTGCTGATATATCAGGCAGGGTTAGACCAATATTTCATTATGACGGTTACAAAGAATGGAACGATGAAAAAGATGAAATGCAATGGAAGAACGATAAAGAATTTATAGATGAAACAATAAAACAAATATTTTTAGGTTTAAGAGATGTTGGTGTTAAATGGGAAGATAAAAGAACTAAATTCGTTTTTGAATATCCAGTTAATTATGAAGATGAAAGATTAGATTTACCAATATACGGTAGAACAGATATACAAACTCCAACAGCGATTGTTGAATTAAAAACAAAATGGAGCAGACGAGGTGCAAAGAAAAAAGATGGCACGAACAGTTTTTCTTTTCCTAAATTAAAAGATGAGCCAGAAGATACACATTTGCAACAATCAGCAATGTACTATCACGCAACTAAAATTCCAACTTTCATAGTCCAGGCAACAGCAAAAGAGTTTAAAGTTTTTGATATACGAGAAAAAGATCACAAAGCTGCACTCAACGAATTAGTTGTAAATTGCATGAAGAAACAAGAAGTGGCAAAGTTAGATGAGCCACAAAAAGTTATTCAACCAGACTTTAGTCATTATACCTGGAACATAGGTGATGAGTTTTTAAAAGAAGCAAAGGAGTTATATGGCTACTGAAACTGCCGATAATATTAAATTAAAAGAAGCAATTGTTGAAGTTAGTAAACTTTTACCAAAAGATAAAGTAAGAATTCACAATAAATATTACGCAACAGTTAATACAAGAAATCATATTTTTAGAAAATATTTTGGAACTGACGCAAGTTATATATCACGAGTAGAATTTCGTGATCCTATTTTTCATAATGATAAAATGATTTTTGCAGGATCAGTAGTAGCAACAACAGAATTATGGATTAAAAAAAATATGATTGCTGTTGGTATTGCTGAAGAAATAAGGAATTCATCACCTGTTAATAGAACAAGTGCAACAGAAAATGCAATGACAAGTTCTCTTGGTATTTGTTTAGCTAGAGCAGGATTAGATGGAGGAGAATTTGCATCTGCTGATGAGATGCAAATCGCAACTCGTAATGGATTAGCCGTTAGCGAGTTAGAAAAGACTGTCATTAACAGTCCTAAAAATAACGATGCGAGTGATACTTCGGAGGAAAAAAACAATCATATTCCTCCTATAAACGAAGATGATCAATCCTCTGAAGTATCTTTAAATGATTTTACAATGATAAGTAATTCCATTGATGGATCTAAACATCTTGGACAACTTCGTTCTATTTATACAAAGTTTAAAAATGAAATAGATAGTAACGAGCAGCTACAAGGAGTTTACAAAAATCACGAAGAAAAAATAAATCGCAATAAACCAACAGGAGAAGATTGGGATGAGTTCATTTGAATTAAAAGAAGGAAAAGGAAATGTATTTACAAATAAAAATAAAGACGAAAAACACGCATATTACGGATCGTTAAAAGTATCACGAGATGTCAAAGCAGGAGAAATAATTAAATTTCAAGGATATAAAAATGTTAGTCAAAATAATCCTGATTTAAAATATATTGGATTACAAATGTTGGATAAACCTTTGTGATAGATTTATACAATCAAGTTACAGAAGTTCTCGAACAAGCTGATCTCCTGGTTAGTGGTGAAAGAAAAAGTATCTACGGAGAGTTTGATAAAAACCACGATGATATTGCGAAGATATGGAGTGTTATTTTAAAAACACCCATACGAGCTGACCAAGTTACGTTGTGTATGGCAGGTGTTAAGATCGCAAGAGCTTCTAATCCTGATTCATATAGCCGAGATAATTACATTGATGGAGCTGCATATCTATCTATGACCAACGCACTACAAATGAAAAAGAATGGTGATTTATGAACACAGATTTAATTGAAAAAATATTGCGAGAAAGATTTGGTTGGAAAGATTTTCCATTAAAAATAATTAAAGTTAAAAAACGACCTATCTTATATGAAAAAACACAAAAATATTTTGAAGAAAATCTCGTAAGATTAATTGAATATAAAAAGGAAAAAAAGAAAGCATGACACCAAGACAACATCAGATACTTAAATTTGTAAACGAGTACATAACAAAAAATAGACACTCTCCTTCGTACAAACAAATACAAGAAGGTTGTCATATTAATTCATACAATAGTGTTTCACAATGTGTCAATAGTTTGGATAGACGAGGTTACATAACAAAAGTGCCATACGCAAAAAGAAGTTTACGAGTTACGGAGCAAGGAAGAAATGAAATATAATGTTAAAAGAAGATTTAGAAAAAGAATTAACGAAAGTAAAATCTGCATTAGAATATGCAACAGGTAGATTGGAAGAAGCTTACGAAAAAAATAGTCAGCTGAGAATAGAGAACTACGAATTAAAAAAGAAACTTAATTTAATTCCACCAAAAAGTATTAGTGAATCCAAGATATAGTTATTTTGAAAAAGGAAATCCATTTAATGAATGGCATAGAACAATTGATAATTTAGCTGCTGTTGATATAGACCTGGTTGAAGTATGCAGTAAATGTTATCAGCCATTATTACTGATTGAACACGCATACGATAAAGGTCAAACATACAAAAATTGTACGGCAACAATGAAGTTGGCTAGGCAAAGCAAAATTCCTGCAATGCTAATTTTTTATAAAGATATGAAAACTTTTAGAGTGAAAAAACTATATCCAACGATGGAGAATGAAAGAACGGTTCAAGCATCAACATTGGTTAGATATTTACGAAAACTCCATAATTTGCATAAATGTATCTAAAAAAGAAGCTCATATTTGACCGAGAATGAGGTTTAAGGAGGAGGTCTGTATGATTAGACCTCCTATATTAATTTAATGTTTTAAATAATTGATGTGCGTAAATAACAGCATTATCGTTAGAATGTGTAACGTAAATGTCTTGTGTTGCATCGTTACTATGACCAAGAGCTAAACGAACATCATCACGACTAGCTTTAAACTTACTACGCATCATTGTTGAAACATATCGTCTAAATATTTTTGTTTCTTTTTGTAATGATCCTGCTCTTTTACAAGCTCGTAAAAAGGTTTTCTGCGTTGTTGAATAAGTACAATCAAATAAGTAACCGTCTTTACTAACATTGTTTTTGTTAATGTAATATTTTATTTCTTTTGCAAATGAAGGTGCAAAATACACAACACGAGTACCCATATCTGCTTCATTAGATCGTAAATGACCAGATTTAGTCAATGATACAGTACCTCTTTTAGCCGACCTAGATTTGCTAATATTAATAGAACATTTTTTTAAATTAATATCAGCAACAGTAAGTGCAGCTATTTCACCCCATCTAGCTCCTGTTAATGCTTGTAAAAGCAAAATAAGTGCTGTTTGATTTTCAGCTTCTCGCCAAATGTTATTTACTCTTTTAAGAACTTGGATATTATTTTTATCCATTTCTTTCTTCATTTCAATATATGGTGATTTCTCCCATATTCTTTTTTCTTGTACGTTGACTTGCGAAACTTTCCAACCCCAAAACAATTCCAAAAATATTTGTTTCATTTCTTTTGGATCTATTGCTTTTTTACCTGAAGATGAATAGGTTGGTCTATCTTGCTTAAAGGCATGAGTAGGGGAGAACTCAATATAA